GGCATCTAATCGTCGTAGTAAACTAACACCTGAACAGTTGCAATCTGCTGCAGAAGATCTTGTTTATAACATGGAACTATCACGTATTTCAGAAGAGCAAGCAATGATGGGTTATTCTGACATCTGGTATACAAATGAAGTTGTTGCACTTAACAAAAAGTATGGTGGAAAGCCAGTATCTAGCGTTCTTGTAGGTCGTCAAGAAGCACGTGCAGTCAAGATTGGCGAAGCACTTCAGGACGATGCTTTTAAGGCTTCTCCTATCTACAAGGAAACTAAAGAATTCTACGATAGATACAACTACGCAATTAAGACATTACAAGATAATAGACTATCCCCACAACCAGATCTAGGCAGTTCTTTCTGGTTAAATACCAAATTCAGAGAAGAGTTACAGACACTTGGAAATGAACTAATGTTACAGAATCCAGCATTTTCTCGTATGTACTACTCAGTATTTGCAAACCTTTTGAAGAAGCAAGGAGAATAACGTGCCATACTCATCAGGTCCTGTTACTAGTACTCAGCAAACAGAAGCACAACGCATTGCTGCAATGATCCGTGCAGATGGCAGTGTTTATTTCAAAGCATTTTCAATGCAACCAGAAGCGTTTGCTGTTTCTGCTTCAAAAGAGTTTGATATTATGCGTAATCGATCTACCATTAAACAAGGTATGACAGACTACGCTTACATGCAGGCTTTAGTCCGCCAAAGCGGTCTCTCAAAGGGCAAAGGTCCTCTCAATTCAGTTGATACACAAGACCTTTCTGCAATTACAAACGTCTATAAGAACGCATACCTACAAGGTGTAGACTGGCAAACATGGCTAGAGCAGTATGCTCAGAGCCCATATGCCTCATCAAACGCAGGTCCTACTTTTTCAAAAGAAGTATCTTCTGCTCTACAGATGATCGACAAGACAGATGCTGAAAATATCCTAACTAAGTCTTACTATGAAGCGTTTGGCAAGATGCCTACAGGTAGACAAATTGAAACCTTTAAAACCTCTTTCAATGCAGAGGCTCAAAGGCAATTGGCTCAAACTACAAGAACTGGTACAAGTACTGGTGCTGGTACATCTAGCACATCAAGCACTTCTAAGAGCGTTACATCTGGTCTTGGATTTACAGAGGCTGAACAGAAAGACTTTATTGCTAAGTTCCTTAAAGATAACTACAAGATTACAGGTCAGGAAACTAGTGGTCGTGTAAAGACTATCATTGATGATATCAAACGTGTATACCGCGATAACTTGCTTCCAGAACCTAGCCTACAAGAGTTAACTTCTTTTGTTGGTGATGCTATTGGAACAGGCGATGAGACTATATTTAAACAAAAGATTGATACAAAGATCCAAGGTATTCGTTTAAGCGCAGGTAAGTTCTTCCCTGGAGCAAATGATATGCTAACTGCTGGAACAGATCTTATAGCACTAGCAGATCCTATGGCTAAAGCATTCAATTCAGTTTTAGGAACTAATCTTCTATCAAGTGATAATCGTATTAAGTCAATGTTAAATTACTTTGATGGAAAAACAAATCGAATTATGACTGCTGCGGAACAACAGAAGTATATTGAATCTCAGCCTGAATATAAAACAAGTGATGCTGGTAGATCCAAGTATTACGATCTTGCAAATGCTCTTGAAAGTGGGTTGAAGTAATGCCAACAAAAGCAGAACTAGACGCTAATGCTACAGCCATTGCTAATGCTAATGCATATAATGCTCAAGTTGGAGCAAAACGTGCTAAGATTGAAGCACAGATAGCACCACTTCAAACTCAACTTACTGGTGCTAAAACTGTTTTTAATCCACTAGAGAGCAAAGCAAATAAAATCATTGATTCCCAAGGTGGAGCAATGAGCAAGCGTGGGCTTAATGTTATTACAAGTACACCCTATCAAACATCTTTTGGTACAATTCAAACTGTAGGACCGCAAGTTGAGAGTCTCACTAATCAACTTAATTCATTGCAGTTCATGTCCGTTCCTAATGCACTTTCAGGTTCAACTAATGGCAATGATATCCTTAGAGCAAAATTTCAACAACTGCAAATTCCTGACGAGATCATAGATTCATCAATTTCTTTTATTGAAGCGTTAATGGAAGATGGACTTACCCAAGAAAATGCTATTGATATCTATTACAATAATAAAGATTTTACAACAAAAACTGGCAATACTGTATCCTCTCCATTTTATGCAATGTTTACATTTCTTCGTGAATCTGCTCCTAAGACAGGGGTTGCTCCATCGCCTCTAGAACTTATGCAGTTCAAACTAGGCGTAAAGAACCTTGTATCACAATACAAGCGTAGTCCATTATTTGCAAGTGATGAGTCACTCAAGAAATATGTTGCTAATGATATTGATATAGTAACATTGGATAAGCGTTTCACAGAAGCATCTATCAAGGAAACAGAAGCAGATCCTACATATGTATTAGCCCTTCAAAAAATGGGTTATATCTCAGGTTCACAAAATCTTGGTGACTTCTACTTAGATCCTGAAATTGGCAAGAAACAATTTGAACTTAATAAACAAACTGGTGCATTTGCTCAGCAAGCGCTTAAAGCAGCAAGTCAAGGCGTCAATTTTGATGCAGCACGACTTACTCAACTTGCAGCACCATTTGCTGGAGCAGGAACTGCTCAACAAGTAGCCTCAGAGGGATACGCAACTATTGGTCAACAGTTAAATCCATTGACTAAACTTGAAGGTATCTATAACAGGCAAGCAGTTGATCAGACAGCATTGACTCCAGAGATTCAGAAGCAACTTGAAGAAGAGCAGTTCCGTGGAACAGCATCAGAACTTCGCAAGAAGCGAATTGAACAAGAACAACTTTCGTTCCAGGCACAGTCAGGAACAATTGTAGCAAGCCGCCTAACAGGTGGATCTCTTGCTCAAGCATCAGTACTTAACCAAGTATAAATAGAATCCCACACGGATCCATCGGCCCCGTGGGCGTACAAGACCGAGAGTACGAGCCAACTCATATCCCCGTATGAAATTGAGGCGTACGACAACTACTATGTAAGGGAGAGGTTGCTATGAGCAACGACCGCGATAACTACTGGGATGAAGAAGAAGATGATGCAGATTTTACACCATCATTTGATTCGGATACAGACCTTGTTAAGAAACTACGTAAAGCCCTCAAGGCTGAACAACGACGTAACAAAGAGTTAGAGACTTCATTAGGAGATCTAACTAAGTCCCAAAGAGAGCGGGTTTTGAAGGATGTATTGTCATCCCGTGGCGTAAACGCCAAGGTGGCATCGTTCGTGCCTAATGATCTAGACGCTTCAGAAGAAGCAATTTCCACTTGGCTTGACCAGAACGCTGACGTGTTCGGGTTTGAAGTTACTCAAAGACAGGAAATAAATCAACAGGATGTCGCACAATTGCGACAGATGGACAATGTTACATCTGGTGCTTTATCCCCCGATAAGGCAGAAGACCTAGGAATTAAAATCCAAGGCGCACAATCTGCTGATGAAATTCTAAACCTAATCTACGGTGCTCAATCGTAGTAATCATCTACCGAAAGGATTAGTCACTTGGCTAATTTATATACAGCAGCCAGTTTGCCATCAGGGCAAGCAGGCACAGTTGTCGGTGCTAACCTTGTCACACAGGCGTATGACCGTCTCGTAGAGTTCGCTCTTCGTTCCGTTCCTACATTCCGCGCTATTGCTGACAAGAAAGTTGGAAACCAGACACACGCAGGCTCATCAGTTCTATTCCAGTTGTACAACGACCTTGCAGTCGCTACAACTGCTCTAACAGAAACAGTTGATCCAGACGCAGTTGCAATTCCTGCAACAACAACAGTTGCCGTTACTCTAAACGAATACGGTAACTCAATCATTTCAACACGCAAGTTGGATCTCTTCTCACTCGCTGACGTAGAACCAGCACTTGCAAACATCGTAGCATTCAACATGAATGACTCACTTGATGGTGTTGTAAAGGCAGTCCTTGCCGCAGGTACACAGGTTATCCGCGAAATCGCAGGAGCAATCTCAACTGCAGCAGTTACAGGCGTATCTGCAACAGATACTATCAAGGCAAAAGACATCCGCTACACAGTAGCGAAGATGCGCGCAGCAAACGTAGTTCCACGTCGTGGATCACTATTTGCTTCATACATCCACCCAGAAGTTTCACACGATCTTCGTGCAGAAACAGGCGCAGGTTCATGGCGTCAACCACATGAGTATGTAGATCCATCTGGCGTTTACGCTGGTGAAATTGGAACATTTGAAGGCGTTGCTTTCATCGAGTCTCCACGTCTACCAAACTCACAGGCTGGTGCTGGTTCAGGCACAACACAAACTCGCGTCTATGACACATTCGTCATGGGACAACAGGCACTTGCAGAAGCAGTTGCCGAAGAACCACACACAGTTATCGGTCCAGTTACTGATAAGTTGATGCGTCTCCGTCCAATCGGATGGTACGGCGTACTTGGATGGTCTCTATACCGTCCAGAGTCAATGTGGCGCATTCAGACAGCATCGTCTGTCCGTCCAGCAGCCTAATAGCCGTTAGATAGGTGGGGTGGGGCCGTAAGGTTCCACCCTATCCGTAGAATTACTAGGAGGAATAATGACTTACATGTTTTACCCACCAACTGTTGAAGAAGGTCCTGCAGGCTACAACGTCCTGCACTACCGCTATAAGTTGACGCGTGGTATTACAGTCATTAAAGAAGATGGCGTATATCGTGAGACTCGTTTTCCATTTACTGATGAATTAACTAATGCTGATCTCTACTATCTTGGTGGACATGAGTATCCAGTTGATGCAGCAGAGAAGGCTGCTTTAGAAGCAGCAGGTTATAC